TGCATTGAATTTAATTTGATTGATTGTTTCTCTGTCTGCACCACCAGCGGCTGGATCGGATGCAACAAAGGCAATTGTTGTCACGTTTGCAATAGCATCTGAATATGTCAATGTCTCGATTTCGTTTGCTGAAGAACCATTAGACACAAGATATTCAAGCACAATAATATTGCCTGCATTTAACGCAACACCAAAGACACCATCACCAAATTTAATTTCAAATTGGCCATCTTCAGCTTCTTCAATGTAATAAACTCTAGTTGTAGATGTGACTTCAACTAAATTAACAACTTTTGAAAATGTTCTTGTTGTGCTATCGACTGAAGAATTTAAAACACTAACAGTCAATGTTGATGTGTCTACGTCTTTATTTGGAATTAAAAATCTTTGATCCGAATCATTCAGATTTACAGTATATCTTCTGTTAATATATCGTCCCTCTCGAAGAGACATTGTGCTACTATAAACACCATTTGTTGGTGATACAATAACTGAACTTGTGTTTAAAAAGTTAAATGCTTTTCCATCTACTGTACCCCTAAAAGAAGTATATGCAGGAATAGTTATACTTACTGGAGAACTAGTAAGTGTCAATGTTGCAGTTCCGCTAATAGATGCAGATGTGATTGAACGTGGTGTGTAGTTTAAAGACTTTGCTAAGTTGACAACTGAATTTCTTTTTTGTGCTGTCGGCAAAAATGCTTCAGCGGCTACCATGTTTAGGTAGAAAGAATTGTAGTATGTATTATATGCTAACAGGTCAAGCAGAACATTAAGTCCAGAGCCTTCAAAGTTATAGTCTCTGAATTGATCTTGCGCTTGCAGATAGGATTTAAAATTGGTTTTTATTCCTTGAAAGTCTAGCGCATCTAGTTTTAAATTATTATCGGATGCCATTATGCTGTCCTCTTGATTGTTGTTTGTAGACCTGAAATACCAGTCGCATTTTTAATGGTATATTCCAACTTGATATCAAATCCATCATCCGAGTAGTTAACCTTTATGTCTTTTAAAGTTATACGCTTTTCGTATTTCTCAATGTCAATTTTAAGACTGTTTCTAAGTTCATACAATGTGAATGCGCCATTTCTAGAGAACAGATAATTTTTAACACTGCTACCATAGTCTGGCATAAATGGTCGTGTGCCTTTTGGTGTATTAATTAAATTAGACAAAGACCTTCTGATCGCAACTTCATTTGTGATGGGACGAACGTCACCCGTCACAGGATGAGGTGTGAAATCTAAAGGTAAATCTTTATAAAATACAATATCTGCCATTTTTTTCTTTTATTTATGTCTGTTATTCGGCAGTCTTTGCGTCTTGGATTTCTTTTCTGCGTTCTTTTGCGGCTTTAGTGAACTCTGCTAATGCTTTTCTTGCTCTAGTGCCAGCCGCTTTATTTCCTTTTTCGTCAAACTTTGCGCTTTCTGCAAGATATGATTCAAATAAATTTACTAAGTTTTCGTGATTTGTCATTATTATTTCCTTATAAAATGTTGACTTTTGCTTGACAGTATGTTATATTACTGTGTAGACTGTGATTTTAAGTTAGACACTACCTTTTAGATTAGAGGGTACTGCTAGATAACGATTTGGTGCACCTAACAGATCATACACATCGGTTACACCGCCAGTTGTTGTGGGAATCTGATTTATTCCAGCGTTCTGAGTGATATAAGCCAATGCATCTGCTTGATTCATTGTGGGAGTTATTTCTAATGCACATGCCAATACACCACATACTTGAGGTGAAGCCATGCTAGTGCCGCTGAGTTTGGCAACGTAATATCTGGAATCTCTGGCATCAGGCACAGGAGTAGGTAAAACTCCTTGAGATGTAATGACGTTTGTAAGCCAAGCACTGGTAATAATTGCTCCAGGAGCAAACACATCCACACGAGGCCCTCGGTGACTGAAGTTGGCTTTTCTGTCAGCGCCTGGACTATCAGTTGATGATGATATTGCTCCCACACATATAACACCCGAAGTCGCACCCGGTGACTGGCCACGACTATAATATATAGGGTTGCCTGAATTAGCGCCTGTTGCCGTCACCGTGTTGTTGTAATCAACATCGCTAGGATTTGTTGTCATTCTATAATAATAATTTCCTGCCGCGGCGACCATGATAATACCCGCATTGATACAAGATTCTATATCAGCATCCATTGCGTCATTTCTCAATGGAATACGAGCAATGTTGTCATCAGAGTCAACGGTGATGCCATATGCTGCCAATTGATTAATAGTAAACGGACCTGTGTAAGTTGATCCTTGATATGTCACAGATGTAATATCAGTATAATTTATTGTGTATCGTGAAATCCAACTGTTGTTTACAATTGTTGGTGTCATGTCACCAGCCGCACGTTTTTGATTATGCCAATACAAAATATATTTGTATAAGTAAGCATATTGAACACCGCCCGTTACATACTGCGGACTTATGTTGTAAATATTAGCATTAGGTGCCCAGCCTTGTGTGTTACCTGCCACAGTGCCTGCCACATGAACAGCATGTCTACTGTCATCGGAAGAAGAACTACGATTGGTTGTTATGGGAGGACTGTATGTCTGACCATAACTAGAATCACCTGGTATGTTTAGAGAATACCAATTGAAATATTTTACTCTACTGCCACCCGTGCCGTCTGGATTCACAGCAAATTCGGGATGATTCGGATCTATGACACCATCCACAATAACTACATCAACTCCACTGCCGCTGGCTTTAAGTGAAACTATACCGGATCTGTCGCCAGTGGCACCTGTACCGCTTGATCCCCAAGTAGTATCAGGATTAAATCCATACCAAGACCTGTACAATCCCCAATTTCGATCTTTAACTCCGCCTACGCCGAATTGTTGACCTGGCGTGAACGTGAATGCTTTGCTCCAATTCTCCGAATATTGATACGCAGGAACAAGAGCGACTGTATTCAATTGGTTCACAGTAGCGACTATATTCAATTTGTCTTCAAGTGTTAATATTCTTGAAAGCAATGCATTAAGTGTAGTGGTATTTACACTATCAGACAAGGTTAAATTATTTTTTCCTCTTAACGTTAAGTTTGTGTCTGCTGAAATTCCAATTGATGCATTGTTCACATCCCACAAAACATCGTTTTTATTAACAACGTTAGCAAAGTTTCTAGTCATGTTTGGTGCAGTACCGAAATACTCTGCGGCCGCTTGTGGAATTGCAGGAAGATATCCTAAAATTGCTGGCTCTTGTGCAGACAACGCATCTAAGAAGAAACCAAAAACCCATTCACCAACTCTAGGCGTTCCGTAGAGGTTTGGTGTATTCAGAGGATGAATAGATAGTGCAAATGGTAAGTCTTCAGTCAGAACTAAATTAGTTGACTTTGCAGGATGATATCCAAAGCATCGCACTTTGCATCTTCCAAGTGTCAAAGGATCGTTGATATCTTCAACAACTCCAATCCACCAAACAAATCCATCTTGCCCAATAAAATTTCTCATCAATTATCCCACATGCTTAAAATATTGAATTTGTCTCTCTTGATTCGCAACCCATTCATCTGATGGTTTACCTTCACCTTTGTAGTAGCGCAATGGTCTACCCGTCTTCTTAGAGACTAGCGCCCATTTGCCATCTACTTGCTTGAGTGTCTCAATCAATTCTGGACCAAAAACTTCTTCTTCCCACTCTTCTTGTGAAAGAGTAGTGCCTTGTATAAATTCTTTAAATTTTTTCATAACTTATCTAATTCTGATGTGTCTACTGCACCTGGAGGAACATTGTCTTTAATCCAAGTGAGTAATTGTTTTTTCACATCAAGTTCCTTTTTAGCAGGCTTTCCTGGTTCCTTAAGTACCAAATACTTGAAGTCTTTAATAACAGGATTGCCTTTTTTATCTTTGTATGCTTTACCTGTTTGCGGATCAACAATGAAAATTGTATTTTCTGGATTATTTAGAATCACATAAATACCTCCCTGCACTGAGGGCGGCATAGATGTTGTCACTAAGTTATATACAGTCTGTGCCGCACCCGCATGAGTCGCAAGCAGAATGTCTTCTGGCACAACTCTCGCTCTTGATTTATTATTCTTG